GTCAATTGTTTTCCAAGAATTAGTCCATGAAGGTGTGCCAGATAATGGCCCATATACATCAATAGTTGCATCACGACAAACAAATAAATAGTCTTTCCACACAACTAGCCCCTGTCCTTCTCCGCCACCTGTTTCTCCTGCCACCGTACTCCATGTATCACCGGAATTGGCCGAAGTATAGACTTGTCCACCCAAATCAACGGCATACAAATTAGCTGGCGAAGCTGGATTTTTAACAATCCATAAGACCAAATTAGTAACCGTAGTCCCTGATTCCTTAGCCAGAATGTTATTTAACCTAACCGCACCAGGAATAGTAAATATGTCCAAGTCGCGCACATTACCAAAGCCTACGTGAGGTGATTGAGCGACGCCAGTTGATGGTGCTTGTATGATTAGATCGTTTGGCATTATTTATATCTTCTAAATTTTGTCGTAATTACATTCCCCCTCGCCTTATTGTGATGAGCCCAGTATGACTGAATAGACTTCTCTTCTGTCTGTAATTTTGGCAATTCATAGTTAAGGCGAGTTGTATATTGTCCCTGAGCGTTATTAGCTCCCATCCATTCCGTAGCTGTGTATCTGGCCAGATAAGGATGATGAATAGTCGGAATACCAGGAGTTGCTGACACTTTAAGAAATTTATGGTTTCCTGATTGGCTTCCCGATGTATTAACCGCACTTCCGCCAATAGTAGTTGAAACTTCAAAAGCGTCAGCAGTTAATCCAGCTGATATGACGTAATAAATGGTAGTATCGGGCGTTAGTCCTGTCGGTAAGGCTCCGTCAGTTTCAAAAATAACAGCATCATTAGCGGCTAATCCGTGAGCTGTAGCAGTAAAGACGGCTGGTGAAGCAATAGTTACTGTAAATGTAGTAAAAGAAAATTTGGTTAATGCTCTATTGATGTAAGCACGTAATCCATTAGTTGAATTGTAATTAGGACATGGACGCATATAAATATAATCACCCAGCTTAGTCCAATAAGCTGGGGTACCTCTATCAGTAGCGGCCGTGGAGTAAAATTGAGTAAAGTCCGTTAATTGCTCAAAGTCCTCGTATTCCAAATCAAATTCTTTACCATTGGAATCAAGAATAGAAACTTTTAAGATGTTTAAAACAGTGTCCGAGAATGATCCTATTTTATAACTATTGGTGCCATTAACCAGATTTTGGGTATTAACAATTAGATTGGTCTTATTGAGATCATCTAATGTTCCCTTTGGTGCTGATTCTGAAGCCAGAAACCAGTATCTATCCAATGCTTCGTTAATTTTAGCTACCCGTGCTTTATTAGAAAACACGCTAACCGAAGCACCAGTTAATCTGGTTATTTCTTCGATAATTCCACTTTCGTAAATTAGTTCACTTATTTGCATATTTTTTAATAACCCCTGTACTGTGCCCTATCACAAGTAAGGCACAGGGAGGAATTACATAATCAAGCAACATTTACATCCATACTAAATTGGATGTAATAAGATGATTGATTCCATCCATAGTCAACGCGGGCAACGATACCAAGACCTGAAACTGATCCTGGGTCTTCGATGAACTTCACCCGACCGAAAGTGCTGCGTAAGATACCAATATCGAAACTACCTTTAATACCAGCAAACAAGTGATTAGCTGTATGCTGGGTAGAAAGATAATGATCGACACCCATGTACCTGAAAGCCTTTTGAACGGGGATACCATTCTTTAAGGCAATATCAGCCTCGGTAAAACCATTTGCCTGGACGAAGGCTTCCAATAGTTCGAAATCCGATGGTCTCCAAACAATGAAGATACCCTTTTCTACCGCGAAATCAACACCATTATTTACGTGTAATTTGCGCTTGATGGCGCGAATTAAATCGTCAACATTTGATGCAGAAACGGTAATTTGGGTGACGTCATCGGTACCAGTATTGTTAAGGTCAGCTAAGCCGAAATCGGTGAATGAAGCATGCTGAGCGAGCATTTGAGCCTCAATGTATTCATTAATCTTTTTGCCCTGAAAATCAGCAATTTCCATTTGATCAACATAATTTTGCTGATGTCTATCAGCTTCGTCAATTAGGATAGGTAATACCCTATAAGTGCTAATAGTTAATGTATCAGCAGATAGAACGAAGTCCTGATAGGTATAAGCTGATCCACGAGTACCAGTTTGAACACTGGGCTCGGTGGTCATAGAACCATTAACAATGGTTCTTACATCACTGTATTTAACATTTAAAATGTCAGTCCATGTAGTCGGCTTGTTGATCCTAGCGCGCATTCGTTGCACGTAATCTTGTTTATTATCTCTATGTTACTTTGTACTGATCGAGATAATCTATATAGATTAATATCTCGATTTTAATGTACAGGATAGGTCATTTCTGCCTATCTCATACGATTTTTTTCTCGTATGGTCGGACTATTACATTGCCGTAAATAAGATTATTACTCTTATCTATTTGACTAAATACACTCGACATCTTCTCGTTTAGTCTCTGAACCCAATTCCCCTTATGTTTATTTTTTTTAATTCCTGACGCAAACTTTCACGAAGATTGATTTGTTCAGGCGACAATCTACAATTCTTTCCTAATTGTTGAAAAGTAGATATAAATTTAAGACATATTTCTATTTGTCTTTTTTTTATAATCAAGAATGGTGATACTTTTTTCAGTATATTTACCGATTTTCTTGTCGGTAAAAAGTGCCATTCATATTTTGTTTTCCAATTAGGATTTATATGGCTTGTTCTTTTTACTTCATAAACATAGCCACCGATATGAGATTTTAACCAATCCATCAGGTTTTTATTCGTATTTATTACATACATTCTGATACGATGGTTTTTCCGACTTGGAAAGTAAGTTATATTAACCCCTCCTTCCCCATCAATAATCCCAGCGAAGTATGCAAGTTCTATTTGTTTCATACTTCTATTATCGTTTAGTCTATTGTAGATGTCAAGGAACTTTGGTCGGCGTTGGCATTTCAGCGTTCGCCGTATATTAGAGAAGATTTTAGTTGTCCATAATAAATTTAGACAACTGTATTAGCCATAATTTTTTTCTATTGTCAATGAAGATAATCAAACGCCGACTTTACCAGACTTAATATAGCTCGTCTGAGAATTTATTGGCTTTTTTCACTTGAAGCATTTTGGCCTCGATAACTTTCTCGGCCAGATCAAGATCATCTGGTGTTTCACCCTTAGCCAACCAATAATCAACATCCTGCTGAGTTTTACCGCTATTAGTTCCTTTACCTTTTGGCATTCCAGCTTGGGCTTCGCGCTGATCCTTTTGGGATGCAAGCCTCGTTTTTATGTGTTCCATGGCCAGAATATCGGTTAAGGGGAGTTTCAAGCGACTAGCCTCATCTTGGATTATTTTTTGATCATCGGGATGACTAATGCCTTTTGATTCAAGAAAAGCTAATTTTGCGTAATCTGGTTCGTTTGATTGCGGCTTTTCAATGTCCTTATCACCCGATAGCCTTTTAAGCTGTTCTCGAAGTTCTTTGACTTCGGTTTCGGACTTTTTTGCTCTCTCAAAAAGGTGTTTGTTTTTGCCGCTTAAATCTTCGTTATTCTTTTTGAGAGTATCTAGGTCGGGTTCGCCCAGATCGCCATTTAAAGAGTCGGCGTTCTCCATTTCCTCATTTAAAGAGTCGAGGTTCTCGGTATTGTTTTCCATAGTTTTATAGAGGCTTGGCCTCAAGTACGAGTTAAGAGTCTCGCGCTCTAAATCATTTATCTAAATAAATATCCAACATGCCATCAAAGTCAGTATTGGATAATCTGGTCAAGGTCACCCTAGCCCAGTTAGTACCAGAAATTGAACTATAAATAGCATTAGTGGTTGTACCCATGTTTATTCTCACACCAGTGCTAGAAGCTATTCTCAATTCAATATTATTGGTGGTCGTGGCATTCCTGATATACCAGATTCTAGTATCGCCAGTTTTGGGAAGCAATGATCCCATCGTGGTACTGGCAGGAAATGAGATTGTAGCGTCAACAATGCTTGGCGAAGCATTAATCAGGGTAACATCTCTAAGCTCCCTAATAGTTAGTGGGAATAATGCACCATTTGATGAGGTGGCATAATCGCCACCAAATACTAAGCCGGCATTAAAGTTCTCAGTAAAGCTATGTTCAGTGCTTCCACCAAAAAGTGCGTCCTCGGCCATTCCTACATTATCTTTTACCTCTCCAAAAAGTTTGTCAGAGAGGTATTGTCCAGTGAACTGGGCCACTCTATCCATAAACGATACATCTGCCTTACTGGATGAACCAATAAGAACTAGCAAACCGACGATCAAGACAGGCAATAAATATTTAGACAATTTAATGCCTTTGACATCATTAATAATGATTGTCTTTATTTCACTTAGGTTTTTCAATAACTTTTTATTCATTTTTTTATTTTTTTCTTTTTTTCTTTTGGAGAAGCATCGACCTTAGTGCTTTCCTCTTGTTTTTCTTTAATAGAATCAAGTATTTTATCTTTTAAAGAAGGTATTTTTGATTCTTTAAGCATATTTTTGTTCTCCTTTATCTAAATGTTATCGTTGTAGTCCCGACTCTTGTATCTGTCTCCATGATTAATCCTCTATTGAAGGTTACATCGAAAACATAAGTACCCTCTGTCGTATCGGTTGGGAATGAGGCAATAGTTGTAGTGGCATGATTTCTAAGGAGGGCATTGGTAGTGGTGGCATCGTAGAAAGTAGTTTTACCACCAACCGCACCATCTTTAGTTATAATCACAGAACCGAGCGATCCCATACTCCCCTTTAAGACATTAACGGTCGGGGGAGTGGAACTGGTTGTGATGTAATTGTAATCATTACCGACAACAGTGCTACCCATTATTTCATCAAAGTAATTGAGTAATTTGCCATTTCGCGCGAGAACGGCAAATTGAAGAATCAGAATAACTACGACGACAAGAATAATTAATAAATATTTTTTCATGTTTTTATTTTATTTAATTTTGGCTATCGACCAGTAGCCAACTTTTAGAAGCGCCCGATGAAACCGCTTTTATCAGGCGCTTATAAAAATCAGCGGGCCTTGTTAAATGTTTTGGGACTTGCCTTAATCTTTTTAAGTGCCGATATATTATAAAAACTCTGGTCAATTAACTTTTTAGCCTGTTCAAAAGCTCTAAACTTCTCACCCAGAACATTGTTATCGTTTATTTCGTCTATTCTAGGCTTATTAGCCTCTATGGCATTGATGAATACATCTTTGATAGCCTCTATCAGAAGAGGATCATTGGCTATAATACTTAATTTATCTTTAAATAATTCTTTCATTTCTTTTTAATTCTATAGCCCTTGCTTCTAGCCATAGAAATGGCTACTGCGATAGCTTGTTTGGTGGATACCTTACGGCCTCTTATTCCTTCAGTTTTTATCTTTTTTATTTTAGAACTGATATATTTTTGTGCTTTCATGGTTGTGGGATTAAAGATTGCATTTGCATAGTTGATTGTAATTCTCCCCCCAGTGGAAATTGTCCAACTGGTTGGATGGGAGATGGCCCGAACATAATAGGCGAAAGGCCAGAACTCTCTAGTATGGTATTAAGTAATTTAACCATTTCTGGGTCTTGCCTTAATTGTGGGACTGATATAAATTGCCTCAAAACATTAACTAGTTTATCGGTTAACATGGCAAGGTTCTTCTGTTTGCCAACTATGTTTGTTTTCACTCTAATAGGACTGTTAATTTCGTTCTCCACCAATTCAATAAACTTGGTATTACTTTTAATGATTTGTTGCCTGATATCCTGTTTAAAAATATCAACCAAGTCCTTATCTACTATTTTTCCTTCTAGTATCAATTTTTTAATAAACTTGTTAACCTCGCTATTAATTAGACTATCGGCCACGCTACGCATTTCATCGACCGACAACTCAACCATTAGAGTTTGGGCATTAGATAACTTCTTGCTAATATCGGGCAATATCCACTCTCTATATATTTCATCGATAAATACGGCAATTTGTCCTTGTCGATAGCGGTGCATACTTTTAGCTTCCATTGCTTGAGCTTCGTAGAGCTTAAAAGGCGTGCCGGATGATGGTGCTTCGCCCAAAAGAACATCGCCCGTTGATCCTAATTGTTGGGCATGGACTTCCCAACGATCCATGGCGTTATTAAATACTGTTAAATTTTGCGGATAAGTATTTAAAATTGATAACTGCCTTCCTTCGCCTACTTCTATAAGTTCGAGGTTGTCGATGTTTTTTAATCCAGTCGGATGTTTTCCGATTAGAGTTGGGTCATTAGTAACAGGAATCATCTTGCTGGCGGCCTCAAGCATTTCAGTAACCTTCACCTCAGTCCAGTTAGTCCATATTTGGGCCTCAAACAATTCTTCTACCCCCCCACGACCCAATGCACGTCCATATATTTTGTCTCTCGATAGGAATTTAAAAGGTAAAATAGGCTCTCTGTGTTTAAAAAGAGTTACACCCCGTTCTTGCCGGTTTTGATCCTGATAATAGGCAACTATCTGTATTTGCTGGATATCTCTTTTGGTTTCCTGCGCGGCTACTTCGGAATCTAGTAGCCATTCTTTAGGCAATGTTCCGTGTAATTCATAAATATCTATTCTCTTTTCATCCTTACACAACAATATCAGCGCCTCTTTATCTATAGTCGCGCCATATTTTGCATCACCCCATTTATCGTAATCCCTTAATTGCGATGGCGACAGTGAGTGTTTAATACAGAAAGGGTTAGCTAATATATTGGTTTGGTCGCAAAAAGCGAGACTTCTAAGATCAATAACTTCTGGTCGAAATCCATCAGTCTTGCGTACAAGCGTCCCGCCATAATCGACATAGGATTCAACTACTTCATCGATAAAAGTATCTATTTGATTATCTAGTGCCCAACGATCATGAAATTTAGACACTATGAATGACTTGTAATATTCGTCTGGATTATCTATGTAAAGCTGGATATCCTTAACGTCAAATCCTTCCGTTCTGTATTGAACGTTTAAAATGGCCAAGATAATATTTTTATTCGGCCTTAAATTGCGATCAGAGTTCTCTTCCTCAAATTGAGAATTTTTATATAAAAAAGACCGCCTCAGATGGTCTTTCATTGACCAATCCCAGCCGTCAACTAACTGAATAGGCTTAGTAAATGCGGTTTCTGACTTTTTAATGAAATCAAAGACAGTTTCCGTATATTTAAGCGGTTTCTAATAAGGTTGTTAATCGTTTGCCCCAGACTAATCGCGTCATTTTATTGGCGAAAATTTTTTTAAGTGGTCTTAAATAAAACAAGTGCTCATAAGTTTTATTGCCATGCGATACTCTGATTATGCCCTTCGCCTTGATATGATGCCATTCAAGGCTTAATCTTTCTATGGCCTCAGCAATAGTATCGCCATCACTTTTATATTTGCGCCCCGATGTTTCCAAAACGACACTATAAACGCCTGAATTGTCATCGGTAGTACCCAATACCACTTTTTCTTTTAAAACCCTGTGTAGGGCCTTGTGTGAAGCCACAGGGGCTTTTAATTTCTTAGTTCTTGTCATCTTTGTTAAATAATTTAGATAAATGGGTGAAATAACAACCCCGACAGATTTGGATCATTTTCTTGTCCATTCTTTTTTTGGCTGTTAAGTCATTGACGCCATCTAAGGAAATGACGGATTCTAATTTTGTTGCCTCGAATATGAAATCAGGATCTAATGCTTCTTTTTCGCAGATGTCGCAAAATATCTTAATTGCCATAATTAGAGTTTTTGACTTAATACTTTTTTTAATTCAGCTATCTTTTTAGGATCATCGAGGAAATTGTCTGGCTCCATGCTATCTTGGGATTTGCCCTGCTTCCATTTTATAATCAGTTTTAATAATCTAGGGTCTTGGGCATATATCTTTTGGCCGACTATTTTTGATATGATGTTATCTACTTTTGGCTCCGTGGGTCTAGCCGGCTTTTCTTTCCAATCAAGATAAGGGGCGATATCTTTATTAGCTAGCGGATCGATGTAACTCATATTATTTCATGTGCTTTTTCATTTGTTTGGCCATTTCCTTGCCTATTTGAATCATACCACTCATACTTTTACTCTCTTTCATCATACTACCACGCTTATTCTCTGTGGCGCGTACCTTGCCAGACTTGTCAGCCGTTTTTGTTTGATAATGTTTATTGTTCTGCATATTATTTACCTCTGTTAATTATATTTTTATTTATTTTTTTATCGTCAAATATACGATCCCAATAACTTACTTCTTGCTTTAACCGGCCCAATGTGGAAAGAGCATATCTTATACCAGACATGTGGTGATTGGCACATTTGGGGTCTTCTTCATTGAGTATTTTGTCATTTTTATCAACTAAGAATAAGTAATTGTTATATTCCTTCCAAACATTGACGCTTCGTCTGGTAACGCTGATGGGTTGGTCTTGAACTAATTGGATACCAGCCCTCACGCTGTCTGGGCCTTTCTGACTGGGAATGACATTTAAACCATAGCTCCTTATTTCATCTATACTCTTGGGTTCGGCACTATCGGCTATGACAAGCGTGTTTTTTGAAGATAGGGAGTTAAGGAAATCGGCTATTTGTTTATTACTCATCCCCTTTTGGTATAATTGTTCATCCAGTATCCATCCTCCGTTATAGTAATAAATATCACCTATAGCACTGGGATCATTTGTATAACCAAAGTCCAACCATCTACGCTCTAATCTAGCCTCATGTGGTATTTCATCTAATTTGGCCCAGTTCGTATAAATACGCGACGTTATTTCACCTAGCCTACCCTCGCCATATACTGTCCACCATTGTTTGTTATGCCGGTGTGATTCTATCTCTTGGCGCGAAATGTTATCTAATCCTTCGTTATCCAAGTAAGTCAATGTGATGAAGTCTAAATCTTTCCTACTTGGTATTAATTCGGTATAGGCCCAAAATTCCTCGCTCGGATTCCAATCCATCCAAACAATCTTTCTAGTACGAGTAATGAGCTGATCGGCTATCCCATAAGGGATATTATTGGCTTCGTTGAGGAATAGTATGTCCCTTCTGGGGCCGTGAGCTTTGCCAAACTTATCAAAACTTATAAATTCGATGATTGTCCCAGTCTCAAAAGTGTAAATGTGCTTGCTTTCATTCCATCTATCTTCCTCCCAATAACCATTAAACTGCATTATGTTTTTAAAATCCCTAATTGCTCCTAGTTGTAAATGTGGTACTGATTCAGCTACGGTAGTAATTATCAGGTTTTCATAATTCTGTGCCGCATCTACTAGCCAACTCAATATGCTAATTGTCTTTGAAGCGCCAGTCCCTCCGGCTACACATCTAATTCTCTTCTTCAGGCTGGATATTTTCAATAGAGCTGTTGTTTTGCAGAATTTCATCTTGTTTAGTTAATCCGCTTAAAATGGGCGTTACTTCCAGTCTTTCTGTAGCTTTGCCAGATAGTAATTGTATTTTATCTTGTATTATATTTAATGCGCTGATTAGTGTTTTATATTCTTCACTATTCTTATCTTTTAACTCTATTGCATCTAGTATAGCATTTAGTTCTTTTTCATATCTAGCTATTAATGGTTTGGCTACTTTCATAAATCCTTTGCTTCTTGTTACTTGGGTTGGTTTTATGGCGGTCGCCTTACTATATCCTGCCTTTCTTAGAGCTTCAAATAGTGTTCTACTATTTCCTACTATGTTTCGAGCCGCCCTTTTTTGTCTCAGAGTGATCATTTTTCTTTATTTTATCATAACATTCGTCACATATTCTTAAAAATCTTCCTTTTTCTATTATTTGATTTATATAGTCGGCCGAGCATCTATTTTTGTGACATTTTTCGCAGAGCATATTCTATCCAACTGGTTGGACTAGTTTATTTGAAACAAAATTGCCGCAACGAACGATAGCAAAATCAACCCAACAATGAGTGAAATAAAGAAAAAGAAAGAGCCCATTTCGTTGTGATCTTTCATTAAGATATTATTGAGGTTGACCAGATAATGACTTAAATAAAGTAGTCAACCCGTTAATTATTACCTGTTCGCCTTCAAGTATGATTGGTAATGATTTACTGACCGACATTTTTCTTATTTCGCCCGAACTCATTTTAATTTCAACTAAATTATCAAAATAAAAAAATGCTAAACCGAATATGATTAGCACCTGAAGTACAATAGATATAATAACCAGATTTTTTGTTTCTGATAAAAATTCACGAATATTCATGTGGTTAGCCGAGAAAAGTGCGGTAATTAATTATTATCCTTGGCCCGCTGAAATGGTTTTTACCCCTTTCCATCTCGGCTGATCAGGCGACAAAATAAGTCTAACCTATTTCCATACTAGCATATTTTAAAACAAAAAACAAGAGCAGTTATTTTATAATTTTAATTCCTTAAAATATCTCTCGTTACAGCACAATATATCGTGAGGTATTGTAATGAAACTTTTTAACCAAAATTCCTGCCGGCATAGATTTCAAATAATGGTTTCTTAGAAAAATCTCTTTAACACTATACCAAGAACATTCTTCTACTTTTAATCCTTTTATTTCTTCTTTTTTCATA